ATACTGCCCTTGATAATAATCTCTATCGCCTTGAGTATCTTGTAATTCTTGTTTTGTTAATTCTAAACTAACCTCTAAATTACGTTTCTGATAGTCCTTATAAAGAGTAGTGAAACTTAGACCAAATACAGTTATAAAGAGAATAAAAATAGTAGCATTGATAGTGTCGAATTTCTTTTTAAACATAATATTAAACCTTTTTTAAATAATCGCCACTTACCCATCCGCTAGGAATACGAGCAAATCCGTCTTTCCATTCTTTTACAGTAACACGCGTACCCTTGTTTAGACATCCATCTTTATCATAATCATGTTTTTTTGCATCTGTACTAAGCTCTGCATATGTCTTACGTGGATAATTTGTCCCAGGGCCAGTACGAACACTTAAATCACTGGCAGTTACTTCATATGTTCCGAGTTCTCTAGTTGTAGTGGTATTAGACGGTGTAGATGCTGCATCTGCTTTAACCGCATAAATATTAGAACCTTGTTTTAAGCATACCCATCCGCTAGGGCATCTGCCCCAGATATCGTTACCATTTTGATAAATTTCTTTAACTGTGATTCTAGTTCCACGATCTAACGCACCATCGTTATCTTTATCGTGTTTTTTTCCATCAGCAGTCAATCCCGCATGACCAACTGTACTGCCACCCGGAGTTTTTCTAACAATCAAATCACTTGCAATAATCTCATATGTACCAGCTGAGTATCCACTATCGGGTTGAGATGGTTGTGGTGTTGGAGTTACTACTGTTTGATTTCCATCCAGATTTGCTTGCACCATATTTAAAAATCTTTGCCACCCCATATCTAGTGTTCTATGTGGGCAGTATTTATTTGCAAAATCCTGATGTTTTTTAACTTTATCAATACCCCAACCATGTGCTTTTAAACCATCTGCAATAAGTTTAGCAGCATTTTGTTCAGCTTTATTAAATCTATCGCCACCTGATTTTGAATAACAGATTTCTACATGAATACCGTATAAATTTCCTTGTCCTTTTCCACCGTCACCGCTTGCAAATGCACTACGGTTTTCTAATAGTCCTTGAACAACTTCTACATCATCAACAGCATAGTGAAAAGATACTTTGTTATTATTCCCAATCATATATGAAACTTCATTTTTTGCTGGAGCATCATTATATGTGTTATGAACCACGTAAAACTGCGGTGTTCTTTCGTAAGGACATTTAATACTGTATTTACCTGCATTTACTAAATTTTGTTTTATTTCCATGTTATTCTTCCTCACTTTCATCTTTATTCAGCTGCACTAATGCATCTTTTAATTTATCAGGGATTTTCACCCCTAAATTAGAAACGTTTTCTAATAAAGAAATTCCCTCATTTGCGATGTAGAAGTAACACACAAGTGTACGAAATACCCATGTGCCAGTATTCATTAATCTATCTAACATCACTGCTACAATTAAGATGACAAGGATCATAAATTTCTTTACAAGTCCTTTAAATCCAACTTCACTGTTTAACAGATTGTTTTGGTAGGCAACGATTACACCAGTCGCATAATCTAAACACATAAATACAATTAAAATACCAATTGCTACATCCCAGCCCCCGAATAAATACGTAAAAAAAGTAGCCACAACAGCTACAGTACTATTAAATATTTTTTCCATTTTTTTCATTTTCCTCACCTTCAATTAAAATTTTTTTGAATACAGTTGTCATCAAATCAGCAGATTAGTGCACTAATTCTTCATGCCCTAACTCGATTAAGATTTTTTTAACTTCCTCTTTTAACGCTTGAGGCACTTTGTCATATGTTAATTTTTCATCTAAAATACGATATACTAAAAAGTTGACCATTTTACTCACCACCCATCATTGTTAAAATTAAATCCTGAACCGCTTGTGCGGTTACTTCTTGTTCTCGTTTTAATATTTCTAATTCACTTGGTTTATTCAATTCTTCAAGTTCTTCATCAGTATAAGGAATATAAACATAAATATCTTCATATTCGTCATACTCTTCTTTAGGGGCTTGATAAGGAACATCAATCATTTTTTCAACATCCTTACCACCATTCGGATATTCCGCAATAGTTTCGTAGTGCCATTGCTCCTTAATTTCTTCTACAGCTTTGTGATGTCTAATAAATAATTTATCCAGTTCCAAATGTCCTTTATTTAAATCATATTCTTTTAATTCCTGTGTTTTATCTTCATTAAAAACTCTCATATTTGCTCTCCTTTAAGAAACACGTTTCCACATATAACAGGTTATATATGGCTGTACTGTTGTAGGTGATTTACCGTCAGATTTAACAACCTTGGTAGTATTGCTTGCTCCTTGTGGTTTAGCCCCTGCACTAGCATCCAGCACCATATCATAAGAACCGTAGCCCGATACAACGGGTTCACTGTCATAACCTATAGTATGAACATTTCCCCCGACTGCACCGATTAACGCTCGCAAGTCATATTCTTTACTCCCGCCAGTTTTTTCAACGGTATTAAAATCACTATCGCTCCCAACACCAATTGGTACACGATCTTTACCCCATGCTTCCCATGTACCGCCAAATAATGAGGCTGGTGAAGTAGAATCGACGCTCATATATATAGCCCCAACACGATAAATCATATCCACAATCTTTTGTTTAGTTGGAATATCACTAATATATGCTAACTCGTACGGGTTTTGTCCAACGTTTATTCTTGGCCTATCAGATGAACTAAAGTTTATTTGACATCCTGTATCACCGATGTTTAGAATATTTGAATTATCCAGCTTTAAAAGTCTTACAGTATTACCGTTATTTTTCTTTTGAAGTAATGATAAGTTATTGTTAAAAGTTAAATTTCCAGTTAATGTACCGCCATTCGTTGCTATAAATTTAGATTTTAGTGAATTTAAAGCGCGTTTTAATTTTAGCGTACTTATAATTTTATCGTCCATATTGTTCACCTACCCGAAAATCTCTGTAATGATAGCATCGATATCCGAATCTGTAGCGTAACTCATACCATCTAATTTTGTTTTATCTTCTTTACTCATTAAACCATTTGCAGTAGAACTGGCTAAACTGTAAGTTGTATCTTGTGCGGGAATACCTAAAGCCGTAATATCTGTTTTGGTAACCGCAGCAGCCTGGCTGATATGTCCCGTTGCATCTACAACAATCTTATATAATCCGCTTGCACGGCTTGTATAGGACGGGTGAGTATAGTTATTAAGAGATGCTAATTTATTTTTTTCAGCCGTAGTATAATCGTTTGTACTAAGCCCTTTGCCGCCGACTACATCAACTTTAGCTGCCAGCTTGGTATTCATTTCGGCTTCTGTGTAATAACGGTCATCATGCGTATGTGTACTTGGTGGAAATGTACTCGGTTTCCCTGTAACACCGCTCCAAGGCACACTTGTAGCAGCACCAGCAGTATAAACCTCATATCCCTCATCGGTAGATAATTTTGTATCGTCTACAACGAAATACATCAGACCCGTAGCAGTGACCTTAACAGTATCACCGACTTGAACTGTTGCAGTGGTTAAGGCTTTACGTGCGGTATCATCAGCAACAACTATACATCGTTCCAATGCCCCTTTTGGTATTCTTTCGATATCAATAACACCGCTTTTAATTTTTCCTGCATCAATATCCGTAATATCCGCATTTCCATGTTGATGTGTTTTGTTAGCTTTAGCATCTAAAGCGTTTTGTGTAGCAGTAGAAACAGGTTTGTTTAAATCGCTTGTATTGTCTACATTACCAAGTCCCACTTCGCTTTTTGTTACATTCCCCCAGGCAATAGAGCCAGCGGCAGCACCAGCTTTTAAAACTTTCCCGTTATTTGTTGTTCCAGTCGCTGGAACATGCATATTCCCATCGCCGGTTGGATGTGTATAATTATTAAGAGAAGCTAATTTATTCTTTTCGGCAGTTGTATAATCATTTGTAGACAGCTGTTTCCCATCTACCTTATCAACTTTGCCGTTAAGCAGTAAATCTTCTTTAGCGGCTAACTGCTGACCGAAATCAAGCAGATTATCAGTTGTAATAATTTTACTCATTTTTTTATCTTCCTCCTCGAATATTTTCTATAATATTGTCTATATCTTCATCATTTGCGAAGTTATAGCTTGGTCTCAAATTTGGAGTTATAATTTCTTTGTATCTGTCGGTTACTTTTAATTTGTAAGTTTCAACATTATCCTCCACTACGTCAACAACTGGACTAAAACCATCGAACTCCCCGTTATTTACTCTTTTCTCCAAATCTTCTACTGCATTAAGCATCTTGTCATATAAAAATTCTAAATTCGGATCAACAGGGAGTTCTTCGACATCCTTAGTAAACATAGCCTGATTTATTTCCAGTTTAAACGGATTCATTACCCGTCTTCGTCCTTTACTGTCTCTGACAATCATGGTGCATGTATATACCCCAGCATTAGCAGTCAGGTCCTCAGTTATAATAAAAGAGTTTCCATGTAACGGAACCTCTTTTATTGTCTTACCCTTATATGCAATTTTAAGATCATGTTTATAATCATTTTTAAATAAATCATCATTTAAAAATCGAATGACAGTAACTTCATTATCATACTGGTTCGCAACCTTTCGTGCAGTTACAGTAGAATGATCAGCTTTTAAAAAAATATCAATATAATTGATCATATGTGCCTCCTAACCAAAAACTTCAACAATCATTTCATCAATATCTGCATCAGTTGCATAGCTTAGATCACCGGCACTCGGCATCGTAAAATCCAGTACGGGAGCTTCAGGTGTTCCGTGTATTGTTATACCGGGATTGCCGGTTGTTACATTTCCAATAGAAATTTTAGGGGTTGCACCAACCGCACCGATAAAATCACCGTTTTCAAGTTTGGTATTTATTTCATCAACTGTATCATTGCATTTTTTTACTGCATTAGCAGTATCATTTTGCCTCTTCGTCTCATTTTTTTGACGAACTGTTTCATTCCTGCTTACAGTTTCTTCCAGCGAAGATAATTCATTGAGCTTATTATCTAAAGCAGTCTGTTGTTCAGCTGCCTTATTTTGCTGTTTTTCTGCCTCTGCTGCCAGTTCCTCAAGATTTGTACCTATCTCATCAAATCGGTCTCCGTAATCATTATCAAACAAACTGTCCATATAATTTTTTACAAGGATATGCCATTCGTTTTCTGTAGGCAGTATCACTTTTCCGTTTGGAGCAGCTCTTACTACAAAGTTAATCTGATTGGTTTTTATTATTTCTTTGCCATTCACAAGTGCAACTGCAAGATATAATGGACCACTGGATTTAAAGGCTTCAAGCGGTATTAGATATTTTTCGTTTTCTATAGGCAGTATAACCTTGCAGTATACGCCATTTAAATAATATCCACAGTGGACTTCTTTTATATAATTGCTGTACGATGAATCTTTTTCCAAAATAACCGGAATATTTGCACTGCCCTGTGCTGGTATTTCTATAGTGTCACTGCTTATCGTGGCTTCCTTTCTTTTTATCTTTATTTCCAAGATTATCCACCTCCAAACTTTTCATTTTTACTAATTCCGATTCTAAAAGTTCTATTTTTTTATCAAGTTTCTGTACCTTCTGAATGCACGCCATTGCTAATGCATTATAATCTACAGACAAATAACCATCCTTATCTTTTGTAATCAGGTACTCAGCAAATCTGCTGTCTTTCAAATCATCTGCGATTACACCAACAACATTATTTCTTTTTCCTATATAATCAAAGCTTTTTATTTTTATTTCATCAACAAGGGCGGATATATCTATATCATCGATATTTTTCTTTAAACGTATGTCGGATCCGACATTTATTGGAACTGATGAAGAAATACTCGAACCACTAAGGAAAATATGATTTGAAGCCAACAGCTGAATATTAGTTCCGTCTACAGAAGTAGTAGGAGGATTTGAAGATAAAAATCTAAGCACTGTATTTCCACCCATTATTGCGGCATAATCACCGTTGCCGGCAAAATATATATTTCTTCCTATCGTAATATCCTTATTTGTAGATATACTGCTTCCGTTTATTTCTCCGCCTTCGATTTTAGAACCTTTTACGGTACCTGAAAACTCAGCGTCAGTTGCTTTCATATATCTTGTTACAAGCTCTCCTCTATCCATATCCCAGTAACTGTTGCCCTTCCTGTCACTTAGAATACCAGTAATTATGTAGTCAGCAACTATACTTTCAAAGTTTATAGCCGTTCCCCATTTCCAGTCAGTATCAGTCTCGTTTCTCTTTTTTGATATTTGAATTCCCTGAGTCCCTATGCAGAGTGCCCCAAAAGTTGAGCTTTCTTCATCTAAGTCCTCGAACAGAATTGCTCTTACATCCTGCTTTTTTGCAATGTCTTTCTGCGCTCTTAGTGATGTATTAAGCAAATCTATTACACCTTTTATCTTTTCTGCTATAACTGTACCTCCGGGACTTATCGCATTTGTAACAGAAGAAATAATGGACGTTGTATCATTAATATAGCTTGATTCATAATCTCCCAGCGTCAGACTTTCTATTTTTTCGGTTATACAGTCATAGGCCATTTTAATCACTCTTGCATTCGTAACGACACCAAGTTTTCGATGTTTCACATGAACGTTATCACCCAATACCACTTTCAATAGTCCAATATACTCTTTATATTCATCAGTTCTTGAGAGATCTATCATACTAACATTGTAGGCAATCTTCGGAAGGTCAATGCCCGCTTCATACTCTTCTGCAGCTCTTTTTCTCAGTGCTGAATATAGTTCTTCCAGTGTATCGCATACCGTAACACCATTTAACTCATCACCTTCCTGAACATCGGCAGATAATTTAATATCAGGATATTCAATTATCCGTTTGTATTTTTTCTGATAGTTATTTAGGAGTGGACTGTTTATGCTTTCATTATCTGGAAGCATATATCCGTTGTACGCTTTAGGAAATATCATCGTAACTACTTCGCTCATATCTACTTTCTCTTCTACACCGGTAAGATTGAAACCAAACTCAGCACGCAGACCATTATCGCTTCCAATTCTTTCGTTTATGTAGATATCAAAATTATCAAAATAAATTTCCCCTCCCCATCTGTTAAGAAATGAGTTCTCATCATCACTCATTAGACATTCAACAGCATTTTTCTGCTGCCAGTATGCAGTTGAAACTAGTTTTATATCTGAATGGCCATGATACTTCCCCTCAGGATCGAATATAGAATCCATAGCTCCCTGCCCATCAGCCTTTGTCGGTCTTGTATCCCACACCATTACTTCATCTTTTGCATCCATGAATACAGGTCTTGCAGATGCTGTAATACTGTCATCATCTTTCTGCACATTATAGATACGGTAAAGCTGTTTTCCATATGGTGTAGGTACTTTTATCACTGCTTCATATACAAGTATCTCTTTATTTTTTTCAGATGGTGCAGTTAGTTCAAGCTCCCATGCACTGTTCATCTCAAACTCAATTTCGCAGCTTTCTGCTTCAATGACCGCATCACCATTCATATCATAGTTTTCATTTTCAGGGCTGTAAACCTGTATCATTATAAGTACCTCCAGTTTGGTATTATTTTAAGCTCAAATCCTTCTGTTATTGTAATACTGTTTTTTCCTTCTACAAGTATAAGAGCATCATAATCAGCATTGATAGCACTGTTTTGTAAAGTGCCGTCTTCCCGGTATGACACCTTTAAAACAGTATCTATTGTAAGATTTTGACCGACATTGCATTTACACTCATTCCCGTTAACATTTAAAATACATGTTCCTTCACCTTTTAAGATGTATACAGGTTCGGCTTCGTCATGGCGGTTTAAAAGAATATCCTCTATATCGTATTCTTTTAAACCTGTCTTAAGATAAGCATAAACGTCGCATGTGACGGTAACTGTAAACTCTCCGCTCTCTATCACTCTGCGTTCATTTGAACTGAGTTCTATTCTTTTTATACGGTAGTAAATATCAGGGCAGTCACTGAACGATAGTCTTTTATGTCCGCTTTTAAACAGCCATCTTTTAACCTCGTGCCATTTAATACCCCACTGGTATTCAGAAGAAATATAGTTCATTTCGATTTCAAACTGTATATCTTCATATGTGCCCATGTCTTCATAAAGTTTCCCGTTTCTGCCCGGAATACTGTATTCTTTGTAGTTTTTAACCGGAGCTGGAAACTCCGGTCGTTTTGTTACAGCAAGTCCCATCTGAACTGATGTAACATCATCCAGTGAAATATAGTACATATCTATACCCCCTTAAATACCAGTTTAGAATGCTGTACCTTTGTCATCCTGCGTTCAATATTCTGATAGATTGGCTTACCATCAAGTGGAACAGTATTATGGATTTCTATTACTGCCTTACTATCCATAGATAGAGCCCTTGATACTGTTGCATTAACATCTGGTGTAAATGACGATGTCATTTCTCTCTGCAGCTGACTAAGAGGCTTTAATGCAAGTTCGCTGTTTTCTTCAATACCAACACCGATACCGGCAGCAAGGTTTTTACCGATAAGATCTCGCATAAGTCTAGACGGTGAATGTATTCCAAATGCACTCATAAGACCGCCCAAAAAGCCATCTGCAAAACTAAATATCTTATCCTTGAGCCAGTTTCCCATTCCTGTTATTCCATTCCAGATTCCCTCAACAATATTTTTTCCGATATCAAGCATTTTGCCAGGAAGTGAACTAACACCTTCAACTACTGCACTGACAAGTTTTCCTGCGGCGTCTTTTCCTTTGTTCCAAAGCTCCAGTCCCCATTGAACAATTTTATTTGCTGCATTCGACAACCAGTTCCACATTTTTTCTGGAAGCTGACTGAAATAGTTGATTATACCGTCTACTGTCTTACTTATCCACTCAACGGCACTGTTGTATGTATTAGTTCCCCATTGAATTACGTTATTCCATGCATTTACAAGCCATTCCCATATTTTTCCGGGTAGCTGTGAGAACCAGGTTACTATGCCGTTTATAAATTGAGGAACTGTTACTGTCATAAAGTTTGAAAGGTTAATTCCCCACTGAACCATATGACCTACTATCTGTCCAACAGCAAATCCAATTTTATAAGGCAGTTCATTGAACCAGGTAACTATTCCATTAACAAACTCTCCAATTCTTTCCGGGATAGACTGAAAGAACGCAACAAATTCTTCTATTTTCTGCGGTATTGTCTCAGTAAAAAAAAGAGCTATACTGTCGGCAAGCCCCTGAAAAAAGTTTACAACAGATTTTATTACCCCATTGACCGCATCTCTAAACCATTCACATTTTGTATAGAGCAGAACAACAACTGCAATAATTGCTGTTATCGCCGCAATTACGGGATGTGCTGTTATTGCACTAAAAGCACCCGAAACTGCTTTTCCTATACTGCCAAAAGCACTTTTGATTATCCCTGATGCTTTGGTAAACGACGGTCCGAGCTTTGTACCAAGATTGATTATATTCGATATTCCCTGAGCAGTTTTTCCGGCAATTATAAGGACTGGTGCGAGTGCAGCCACAATCAAACCTACTACTGTTATAACTTTTTGAGTAGCCGGAGACAAAGCAGAAAATTTGTTCACAAGCTCTGTTATAACTTTTGCAACATCAGAAACTATCGGGGCAAGTGTTCCACCTATAGCAATTGCAGCCGTCTCGATAGAGCCTTTCATTTCCTCGATTGCACGGGAATACTCACTCATTTGAGAATCAGCAAGTCTGGAAGCTGCCTCCTGATCATTTGTTGCATCAGTATATTTTTTAAGTCCTTCTGCACCGCTGTTCATTAAAACGGTAGCAGCACGCATCGCATCACTGCCGAAAATGGTTTGCAGTGCAGCATCACGTGTTGCTGCATCAAGCCCGCCTAGTTTATTTTGAAGTTCTTGAGCAATTTCAGTAGCTCCTAGCATTTCTCCACTTGAATCTCTCGTTTTGATTCCCAGCTGTTCAATCTTTTCTGCCGCTTTGTCTGAACTAGGAGCAGCAAGCCTTTGAAGCATAGTCTTTAATGACGTACCTGCATCTGAACCTACAATACCGGCATCAGCAAATTTTCCAAGTACTGCTGTTGTTTCCTGAATGGACCATCCGGCATTGTTTGCCTGAGCAGAGCATTGAGCAAGACCTTGAGTAAGCGGCTCAACGTCAGTTGATGAGGCTGCCGCAGCACCAGCAAGTGCATTTACAGCTACTGATACATCTTCGGCGGTTAATCCAAAAGCCCCCATAGCCTGTACCACAACATTCGCTGAATTGGCAAGATCCATTTGTGATGATGCTGCAAGATCCATTGTAGCAACCAGCGCTCCGCCTTTTATATCAGCTGCACTCAACCCGCCTTTTGCAAGTTCTGTCATTGCCTGACCGGCTTCACTGGCTGAAAAGATAGTATCCTGTCCTACCTGAATTGCAAGTTCGCGCAAATCATTCATCTTTCCAACAGGAATATCTAAAGCCCCTGCTGCCTGAGACATAGCATCTTCGAAATTTATTGCAACTTTTGTAGCTGCACCACCGACACCGGCAAGACCTATGCTGAGCGGTGTTAGTTTCTTTCCAGCATTTTCGAGGTTAGTTCCCATTTTTTCAGCTTTGATTCCAAAAGCCTGTACCTTTTCACTAAATACATTTTGCTGTTCACTAAGTCTTTTTATAGTCTGTTCAGTATTTTTGATCTGTCTTTCCAGCTCTATGTATTCAGCACTGTCAATGTTCTTGCCACTGTCTATAAACTGCTGCTGTGCTTCTTTTAGCATATTGAGTTTTTCTTTATTTTTGTCGACAGCTTCACCTAGTACCCTTTGTTTCTTAGCGAGTAATTCAATATTTGTAGGATCTACTTTTAGAGCCTGATTTACTGCTTTAAGTTTTCCCTGTAATTCATATGCTTCGGTATTTGGTTTTTTTAATGCTTTTGAAAGTGCGGTAGTATCACCGCCGATTTCAAGTGTAATACCTTGTAATTTACTTTTGGCCATAACTTCCTCCTTTCATTAAAATCTGTCAAAGTCACGCTGAGTTGCCTGACGTACCTTTCTAGAATCAGATTGATCTGCATCATTTACATTATTAAAAGTGATGATGATATCCAAAAGTTCACCAACATCGCTTCTATATATGTCGTATGTACTTAGTCCTATTCTCAGGCATGCAATCATCAGTTTTTGAAACGTTACTGGTTCTTCTTTTTCATTCGATTGTTTTTTTTTGGTTTTACAGTTGGAGTATTTGAATCGCTTAAAAGTTCCTGAATGTCTTCATAAGACGAAATAACCGCAAATGGACTTTTAAACTGTTCAAGCCATTCAGAAACAGGTTCGATTTTTGGATTCGCCTTATAAGCAAGTACCCACGCAATATTTTCTAAAATTTCTGCAATTTCAATATCATCAAACTTTTGATTTTTAAATGCTGTTTCCATTTTGATAATGTCCGTGAGCATATCTCTCTTAAAAAAATGGCGATACTCTCTTAAAGTACCGCCATTTGACATCATGGGAATCTGTTTATCTTCAATTTTTATTACTTTATACATCTCTTTTTATTCTCCTTTCGTTGGAACAGTTGGAGCAGTTGTAAAAAAGGCAGCATATTTTTCTGAAGATACTGGAACTTTGGATTTTACGATATTACCAAACTCTGTTACCAGTGGAACTGATGTAAACGGAATTGTAGTCGTATTTGGCTCAAGTGTATCCTCTTTTGTATTTCCTTCAATCGAAGGTCTGCTAAAAGTTGTATTGTAAATAATATATTTTGTTGCGTTTTTATCTCCTTCAAACTGGAACATGAAATATGCTAATTTCTGTACCGGGTTTGAAATTTCCACAACCATCCCTTCCTGCGAAGCTACAGCACCAAGATACTCCGTCTCAAACCAGTCTGGAACTTCTGCCATTTCCAGCTCTCCAGTATAACCGTTATTTGTATTAGTAACATAATATGCTGTATTATCAGCGTAGAATGTATTTGTTTCGCCTTCTGCATCCATTGTAAGGTTTACTGCTCCGGGATATTTTTTGGGGATACTGAACGATGGAGTACCATCACTTAAAGTTACTGTACCTACATGGACGTTTGACAGTCCAAATCTTACTTTGTTTTCTTCATTCATCTATTTTCCTCCTATTTTTTTTATTGTTCTTTTTAACAGTTCTTTATTTATATAATCATCGCCGTATTTGAAGTGCGGCTGCGGGGCAGTTCTTCCGCCCTTTGTCAGTGCATGACCGTTTTCTAGCAGATGAGTAAGCCGATATTCGTCACCACTGGCATATATAACATTTTTCTTTTCAGTAACACTTTCATACATTGTACGTGTTTTTAATGAGCGTTTATATTTTCCTTTTCTCTTGATTTTTCTTTTATCAGTTGGAGCATGATCCTTAACTATTTTCAATGCCTCATCGGAAATTTCATCTACAGCACTTTTTGCTGCGGTGGTCACTTCATCACTGTATGTCTCAAGACAGTTCATGATTGCTTTTTCAAGCTGACTGACTTTGATTTTTTTAGCCATATAGACTGTAGACTGTCATCATTACCTTTTCTTCATCGAGCCATGACTGTGATGATTTATTCCAGATGATACCACAGTTATCGAAGTATGATTCCAGTTTTTCTTCCTCCACAAGAGTATTTTCCCTTGTGTATAATTCCAGTTGAACATTTTTAGTACTGTAATAAACTCTATTGTCTGCATTGAAATTATCACTATCAGGTACGAGATATACCATAAACGGAGGTGCTACCTCTCTGCTGAAATGACTGAATCTGCACTGAACAGTATAATTTTCAAGTCTGTTGATTATTTCTTTTATCGACATATTTTATATCTGTTCCTTTCAGGGTGATATATATGCTCGGTGGTGCGGTGTCATACTTCGGCTGTTTTAAAACAATCTCATACAGTCCTTTCTTTCCTGTTCTGTAGTCTCTTGTCTCGATAATATTGCTGCGTTCAAACACATCTACATACTCCATCGGTACTGATATCATTCTTTCTATCGTATTCCCAGATACTTTTGCATCCATAAATCTTTTAACTCCGAATGTCCTGTTTCCAAAAGATATCTCATTAAATAGATTTTTTTTGATGATACCATCCTCAGCTTCTAAAACATTTATTACACCATCATTAAACTGCTCATTTTGTGCTTTATTCCTGCTTGCCAGCATATTTTCTCACCTTTGCTTTATTGATAAATGCTATGATTTCTTTTCTGTAATTTACATAGAAATCATCAAGAGCGTTTGCACGTTCATACATTACACGGTTCAGGAAAAGGCTCTGCGCTTTTCCTGGTTCCGTATAAATATTATTAACTCCGCTCTTTTCATCAAGATCAGCTACGGAGTTAGAAATAATGATTTTCAGCTTTTTTTCCGCTGATTCATCAATCCATGCCAGCCCGAGAAAATCCTTTGTCAGTTCTAACAGTTCCTCTTCCATACAGATTTTCTATCCTGCCGCCTGGGTTTTTACTGTACCCTCTACCGTTGTAGTGATTGGATCGGTATTAGTTACTTCGACTTTTACAACTGCTGGTTTCAACTGACTGATATCATGGTACTGGAATGCATTGTTATCCATAGGCATACCGTTTCCGTACAATTTGATTTTGTATACTCTGTTGTCTTCAAGGAACTGACAACTGTCATCAAATTCAAGTTTACCGTCCTTTGAACTCATACCGATACCCGCAAAATATCTGTATCCTAACCCTAGAATAGCTTTTCCTGAAGCAACTGCCGGTGACTGAATGATAGTCATCGGGTAAGGAAGAACATCATTTCTGTAGGTACCATCGCCACCCATTACTGTTGTAGCTGGGAATACTTTTGTAAAATAGTCAACAGGATTTACGATATAAATTACGTCTCTGATGGTTCGTGTTTTGTTGTTGTCATCAACTGCTAATTTTGCGATTTCTGCACCTAATGTTGCCGGCTGAAAATCTTTAATAACGGTTGCTGATTTAGCTGTATATTGAACATATCCGCTTTGTGCGCTTCCTGATGTCAGATTAGCAATCATCCCGATTGGACCCTGATCTGTTCTCAATGAATTGATGATTCCATCTTCAAGTCCGTTTGCTAATGCTTCATACATGATTTCTCTAACATATGTATCAAGCCATGATGGTCCTAAATCAAGCATTGCCTGTGACACTGGAATAAAAGCAGATAATTTCAAAAATGTCATATCAACTTCACCGAAAGAACTTTCCAGCTCCTTAGTGATTTTATCTGTTAATTTTCCCCATACCGCTTTAACATATCCATTTTTGTTGACAAGGAATTTGATCATTCCCATAGTATTTTGAAAATTGATTTTTTCAAGCAATGGATGCTGAGTTCTTAAATCTTCAAACACTGAATTAATAACTGTTTCCGGCATAACAAGTTCAGGATTTGTTAATGCCTGTTTAGTATCCGATGCTCTAAATGCCTCTGACAGCTTTTCATAATATTTCTTTTCAGATGATGTAAGCTGTCTTACTCCTCTCTGTGCAAGAATCTGAGCATCATTATTACCAGCTAACTCATTAGCTCTTTCTAAAATGTTCTCTTCAATATTTTGAGCAAGCTCATTTAAACATCTGGTGTATGCATCACTGTCCTCGTTATGCATAGCTTCAACCATGTTCGTTAAAATCTCTGCTCTTTTTTGATTCATAACTGCTAATGTCATTTATCTATTCCTCCTCTGTTTTTTGACATTTAAAAAACCAGCCTTTTTTCTGTAATGGCTGAGTATTGTTCAACTGTTTTTCAAGTTCTTTATTCTTAAGTACGAGTTTTGCTAGTATACCGTCGTGCAGTGACTGTTTGACTGTGTCCTCTACGATTTCAGTTGCAAAACCATAACTGTGTGCTTCGTCTGCTGTTATCCATTCCTCACGGTCCATCATCTCTTTAATCTGTTCCTCGCTGAGACTGGAACATGATTTATAGATTTCAACAGAAGGCTGAGTGATTTTCTCTATATCATCAGCAGCTTTCCTTAATGCATTTGAATCACCTGCTGCATAAGTCCATGCATTGTGGATCATAAGCAGACTTGACCGTGGCATTTTTCTTTCAGTTCCAGCCATAAAGATAACCGATGCTGCACTGCATGCAAAGCCGTCACACAATGTTGTAACAGTTCCCTTGTAATTCTTTAAAAGATTGTAAATAGCAAGTCCCTGAGCTACTTCACCGCCATAGGAATTGATTCTTACAGATAAGTCTTTTTCACCAAGCTGTGCAAGTTCTTTTGCCATGTCATAGGCGCACACCTCATCTTCATACCACTTGTATGAGGTGATATCTCCATAAATATATAATTCAGCATTGTTTTCATCCTGATTAGTCAACTGATAAAAATTATTCTTCATCTTCATCACCTCCTTTCAGTGCTTTCATGAGATCTTTGACTGTAGAATAGTTCTTGGTCATAAAGAACTGTTCTGCCCATGATTCGTCGATTCTGTCAAAACCGCAAATCTCACGAAGATCGTTGATACAAGTAAATCCGCTTGAAATGAGCTTATCAATTGCTGTAGCAACATCAAGCAGGTCGATATGTTTGATTGCTTTTGTATCAAATTTTACATATGTACCTTTCAGTATCTGTCCTTTTGTAAACAGTTTTCTGTTCATTTCATCGCTGAACATCTCTATCAGCGGATCAATGCAGAATGTCAGAAAATCATTAACTGCTTTTGAAGTATCCTGTACATCGCCGTTGGCTATGGCTGAGGGTACATTGAACGCATTTGCCGTAAGAGATATGACATCGTCAAGCAACGCTTTGAAATCCCTTGTAGTAGACTGTGTTCCTTTGTTCTCCAGCTGCTTATATTCATACCCCTCAAATAAAGGCAGGACAGCATTTGCATTTGAGAAGAATGTCTTAAAATCATCATTGACAAGCTGTTTGAAATAATCTTCAAACTCATCACCCTGCTCTGCAAACTGGTCTATTTTCAAAATTCCCTTGTTGCCGTTTGCAACAAGATAGCTTGAATACGCCGCATTGATAAGACCGGCATAAAGAGAAAGAGTGCCGTCAAGATAGGTTCTAAGATTTTTAGAATTCAGCTTAAAATAAAAAACCTCGCTCATTCTGAGGTTTCTGGAATATGTAAAACTGTTTACTGTAACATGCTGAAAATAGTGTTCGAAAAATGCAGAATCATCATTCAGCTGATAATCATCTGCAACATAAAGCTCTTCATTGTTCACTACTACAAGTGCTTCATTATTTTCATAAAGATGATTGATCAGTTTTGCCCAGAACTGTGTAGCACTTTGATTCCTGTTTGGCTGAATATTCCATCTGTACCACTCATCATTCTTTACCCGCCTGTTGTTTTCATATACATTTACGGTACATTTTGAAACCGCATTTGCTATCTTGTTGGAAATAAGATTAAAGGCCAGTTCCCTAACCATAATCTCACTTGCCAGCTGAAAACATACAGCTTTGGTATCTGCTTTTTTGGGGGCAGTATCTTTGCCTGCAAGCCATTTAAAAAAATTGAATGCCATAATTCACCCCCTTTCTAAAAGGTACTCACGCGTACTCTTTTGCGTGCTCTTGATACTTTATATACAGGTGACAGCTTATCTTCGCCGCACATCGAATGCACAAGTGCCATGAATGGATCCGTTTTTCGTGATTTTGGTTCGATCTTTCCAAAAAGAAAGTTTCCCATATCAAGCTCACCATCTGTGGCAAGCGTTGATTTTTTTGTGCGAACGAGTTTTGTATTATTCGTTGCCCATCTTAAATGAGGCTGTTCACCCCAGTAAAAATACTGATTAGCAAAACATCGGTCTATTATCGGGTATATCTTCATGATATGTCTTGGTCTTATAAGAATAATATTTTTTCTTTCAATCGAATATCCAATTTCTTCAAGGCAGTCCCGCAAAATATCATATCTGTAGTCATCTAGGCAGATGGCTTTGATACGGTAGATTCTTCCTTTTTCCCTGATATATTCAGCAATCATTTTAGGTCTGATTTCGACATCATCAACCAGCTCAACATATCCTTTCTCCGCCCAGTCCATATACGGACATGTCAGTCGTGAAATTTCCGGATTGTTCATGCATATCCATGCTTTATTCATATCGATTCTAATGTCTCCATCCTTAAAATGAAGATTTACAGCTGTCCAGTCGGTAGTTTTAGAAAAATCGATGCCAGCTATACACTCATGACCGCGAAGTTTTCCGTCATATATTTTGTCTGTTTTTTCAAGATTCTCCCAGCTTGTGACCGCAAGTTCACTGTTGGACTCTCTTATATTCATTCGTTTTGTCATAAAATCCGGAAGTCTTGCAGGATTTTCTTTCCATTCACGATACTCTTTTCTGATTTCGTTCAACAGATTCGGCATGTAAAAGAGTGATGGATTAGCCATATACCAGTTCTTTTCATCATGCACATCATTTTTTGAATTCAGCCGGCATATAAACGGAAGCAGTCCGTCATCCGGCTTATCTTCATAAAGTATTCCTTCACATTTTTTTATAAGTTCATCAAGCGGACCGTCAACCACATTTCCATTAGTCGTGTAGATCGTACGCCTGGGATGTTTCTTTTTTCCAAGTCCGGTAGTAAAAACATTGATATTGTCATAATTTTCATAAGCATGGTACTCATTAAAAATAACACAGCCTGAACGCAGACCGTCCTTTCCTTTGGCGTTGTTTGTATGTCCGTGAATAAACGAATTTCTTTTAAGTCCTCTTATACTCTCCTGAGTCCAGTGAAAAAAACGCAGCATCTTCTTTCTGTTTCTTTCAAAGGCTGTCACGATATCCTTTGCAGGTCGTTTTGCCTGTGTTTCATTATTTGCACATATATCCACATCATACTCATTTACAGGATTGTATGGACTTATAAGCGAAAGAGATTCAAGTGATATAGTACCATCTTTGCCGTTTCCACGTCCCATCAATATCAATGCATCAGGCCACCTTGGAAGCCCTGAATTCCTCCAGTATGTACACAAATGCAGCCCTAGAACAAACTCCTGCCATTCAAACATCCTTTCAAAATCAAAATATTTTGATAATCCAAAATAACTTTCTGCCTGTTTTACATCAACATAAATATCATCATTTTCAAAAGTTCTGATTATCAATTTTCTAAGTGCCCATTGATCTTCGCAGAATTTTTCGCAATGATCGTCCATAAAATCAAAATATCTTTCAACAAAAAAAGGAAGTCTACAGTTCATCGTCACTTCCTCCTGATACAGTATTTTCACTAGGCTTTATTCCCAGATATTCCAGAATTTTAATCATCTGCTGATTATATTTAAGCAGCAGATCATAACTTTCATTTTTCTTTTCGATTGGCAGTCCTTTAGAATTATAGGTTGTGATCCTAACACCGTTTTCATCGATATCTTCCTGAAGAGTATCCTTTTTAACAAGAAGAAAGATATAATCTTCTACAAGGTCCTGAAAATATTTTCCATCAAGCCCTTTGTACTTAAGCTGATTTTCTAAATCTTCTCTAATTCTAGACTGCTCTGCTGTTAGATTTTTTTTCGGTATCCGCATAAAATCACCTCCTCATGTACACGCGCGAATTTTTTATGAAATGTCATCCCCACTCCCCGTTCTCCAGTAACAGGTTTAAAGACCGAATTTTTTTGACGGGGGGTATCTGTTTTACAACCTGGTCAGAAAATAAAATTATTTTGTATTTTTATTTCTGCTGTTTCTTTTTTTCTTTGGAACGACTACAAAGACTTCATGTCCTCTATAGTATGTTACAGTTTTCTTATTACCATCTTTCTTCATTTACAAATTTATCCTTTCCAGTTTCAAATTTATGGCGTTCATCTGTATGTTCCAGCTCGTGACAGCTGAAGCATAAAGTTTCCAGATTGCTGTCCTCTAATGCAAGTTCCGGATAATCACGCAGATGCTTTATATGATGAACATATGCCCGCTGTGATTTTTCTTTTGCTTTAGGTTTGATGATAGTTACTTTACCGTTTCGTTTACACTCCTGACATTCACAGTGATCACGTTCGATAATATGCTTTCTTTTATTCTTCCATATGCTGCGAATATAGAATGCATGCATATCGTCTTTCCTTATACACTCGTTAATAAATTCAAGTAGTTTCTCATCCATCTTTTCTGTCACCTCATTTTAAACTGCCAGCCATGCAGGACTTGAGGGAGAGGAATGTCATACATGATTGACAGTTTAAAATAAAAGAAACCCTTTCGAGTTTCTTTCTGACAAAGTGTTGATTAACTGTTGATGTGGTGTTCTTTCAAAACTTCCACAATATCATAATAACACATTTTTTCGTGAACATTGTTGCAACTTTACTTTTTTTTCAAAATTTTATCAATTTCTTTATTAATATTACGATACATAGTACTTCTGTCCATTTTGTGATTCTTTGCTGTTTTTGTATGATTTAAACCAATGCAGTATATTTCCATCATCATGGTCTGCACCTCTAAAGGAATTTGATCAAACAATACCCTTACATCATTTATCTTACGAATATATTTATCACGCTCTAATATTAGGTTTTCTTCATCAATTAGCAACGAATTTATTCCCTGCATACTGAACGGTATTTTATTTTCAATGTGATATTCTTTTGGTGCTATTGATTTAACACCTACAAGCTGTACGTGTATAGCTTCCAACTGATTAGTCAGAGATATGATTTTACGATTGTAATAACCGCATGATGTTACATCTCTGATAAACTGTTTTCTATCTTCCTTGGTTACTTCATTTTCTTCCATTAAGCCTCTCCTTTAATGTTTCATAATTATCTGCAATATAGATATATGTATTTATATCCAATCCACTGTACTCCTGTCGTTCATGACTGTAAATTGATGGCTGTTTAGGATAATCTTTAAAATAATGATTTAATGCTTTCTCATACATTCCAATATACTTTCCTAATTCTTTATCAGAAATATAATTATTCAATTTACTTCCCTCCTCGTGCTGTTTAAAACATTATATAATAGCTATTATCTTCTTTCCTCTAAAATGATATTTCAGTCATCTTTATCTACATTCATGCTATTTACTCAAATTATTATTTTTATTTACATATTTCCAATCTTCATAAATTCCTAATTTCTTGTATTTCTTTTTTGTTTTTCTCGGTAATCTCGGTTTCTTATGATTGACTTTATTTATCATATTAACACAATCAACAAAATTAGAAAGAGCATCACAAAAAAGGTTAATTGCGTTTTGAAATGTTTCTAATACTCCTTCACCCACCAACTCAATTCCTTTCGAAATTTTTTCAGCACTGTTTAGATTTTCCATTATTCCACTCCTTTAAACGCGCAATATATCCAAGATGTTATATTGCATTTATATTTTCTCTCTAATCCCTTGCTACATAAGCGATTAGAGAGATTTTTTTATTAAAATAGTTTTTGTTAAATTTCTGTTCTTTTTATAAAGATATAATCATCATTTTCAATCATTAATCTAATATCATTCATAACTTGATATTCGAGGTCTTTAATCCTTGTACTATCATCTAATAAAACTGCAAATAACGCTGACTTATCATTAAGAGAAATAAGCTCGTTTAAAACATCTTCTTTGTCTATAAGTTCAACTTTATAATGCTTTTCGCTTTTGTTCATTTTCTAAATCCTCCTATGTCCTTAAATCTCTCTTATTGCTTAATTCATAAGCAATTTGATTTTCTTTGTTGTAGCCTATTGGAATGATTGATTTAGGACCGCTTCTGTTTTTCTCGATAACTAGATAATAATCTTCTGCGCAGTCTTTTTCGTTCTTCCAAACAAATATAACCTTGCTTGCACTTTGTTCTAGCTCACCCGAATCTCTTAACATTGATAAATTAGGCTGTTTTGCATTTTTAGTTGCTTCCCTATTCAATTGGCAAAGACCAATGATAGTACAGTTGTTATCCAAGCTCATTTTTCTTAGCTCCTTGGCTACTTCTGTCATTTTTTCATAACTGTTTTTAGCACGTACACCGATAAGCCCTACATGGTCCACAAACACTATAAAATGCTTATCGCTTTTGTAGCTCATAATAAACGATCTTAATTTATCCAATGTTGATGAATGATTTATAATGTCAATATGTCTTTTTGAAATATCATCAATTGCATCATTAACAACATTCATATTTTTTTGTGGAAGTGTCTCATACTGCTCAAGCATTTTTTGATTTAATTTTGAATTGATAGAAATAAGTCTTTGATACAACTCCTCTTCTACCATTTCGAAATTGAAATATACACAAGGATAATTACGAGATAGATCATCCATCAAATTTATAGCAATACCCGATTTACCTACACCAGTAGCACCTGCTAAAATAACAAAGTCATTTTCTTTTAAATTGAGTTTCTTTTCCAAAATTGTAAATCTGGTAAACTTGATATTGTTCTTATGCTTTGTAATCGAGCCTTTAAGCAGTTCTTTAGTAAGTCGAGTAGATGAATATGATCCCAAAGATGCAAAATTGTTTGTATCCTTGTAAAATTCATCAATTGTAATTTCATCATTCTGGAGCTTTTTAGCAGTTGCTAATAGAGCTTTTTTCTTGTATTCCTTAACTGCATAATCCTGATACTGTTCAAATAGAGCAGTTGTTGCGGTACTTGTAGAACAGGCAATAACAAGATCAACATCAATTCCCTTTACTGCTAGGATATCCTCTAAAATAATAGTTTTATTTTCCTTATACGACTTTTTTATAGCAGTAAATATATCCCTGTGCTTTTTATCGAAATATGATGGTTTTAGAATCGTTAAATCCAATAATTGCGGTTTAACAAGAAACATACCGATTAGATCATCTTGATAATTATTCATATCCGCTCATCCATTCATTATCATCATTTGTATTGTTTTTAGAAACTGTACTGATTTCATCTTCCCATCTTTCGCCGTTAAGCCATGTGGAAGCGTGAGGTATAAATCTTTCATTCTGCCACTGTTCTGTCTCTTTATAATCAACAACTGCGCTTAAAATCTTTTGCAGTACTGTTTCATCGGTACATTTTTTAACAAAAACATCAAATGCTTTTTTCTTGTTCGTATGTCTTGGATATACACTCCAGAATCTTTTAAATGCATCATTTTTATCAAATTTTGCACTATATATATTACTAGTATTATATTCTATATTATTGTGGAACATTTTGTTCCTACCCCCGGAACATTTTGTTCCTGGTAGCAATTCAGGAACAACAGCCTTATATTCACAAAACCTTACTCCATTTATAACATTTTCAGTTTTTATTATAAATCCATCTTCTACTAATTTTTTTAAGCATCTTGAAACATTCTGAACTGTAGAATTAGTCCAATCAGCTAAATACTGTCTGCTCCCGGTATACGAATCATCGTCATTTTGTGAAAAGCCGTAAATGACTGCATAAATAAGCAGTGCGTTGCCTCTTAACTTTAAATCTGAGACCATCCATCCTAAAACTGTTATGTAATTGCTTTGTCTAACTTTAGTTTCCATTTCTGCCACCAATCCTGTTTTTCAATCTCTGTATCTTTAATTCAGCATTGACCTTTAGTTCAGTTTCATCGATACCGAAAATAAATTTAAGCTGTTCAAGCATTATGTAGACATCTGCCATTTCCATAGCTATATCACTTCTATTCTCTTTACCTCTGCGGTCTTTAAGCAGCTCCTTTGTAAGTTCGCTCATTTCCTCTATGGCCATATCGACCTGAGGACCGTTCCCGTAATGTTCCAGGGCATCAAGCATTATATTAATTTGGTTTGTGTTAAATTCCATCACTTTCACCTCTCGCATTCTTCAAGTTTTAAACTTAGCTGTGTTTCAATTTTAGATGTTTCAATCATTTTATTTAATCCTTCATCAACAGTCTGATTATGTGTTATGTAAAACATTTCTCTATGTGCCAATTTATCATCTTTTGACGAATATTTTTTACCATCTGATTTTTCATCAAAAATTACAATTTCTAAAACTTCAAAAACCAAGTCGCTTAGATTATACTGTTCAAATTTATTACTTACTTTTAGATGCTGCCACCATCGAAATAGTGGCGGTTTTATTGTTTTACCTATATAGCTTTTAAGCGTATGTTTATTTGTTATCCTGTAAATATATCCTGCTAAATTATTTTCATTATCTTTGGGGATACCTAAATGATCATTTTCATCAATCCATGGATCATTAGAACGTATTTTATTCATTAATTCATCACGGCATGTGTTAGAACAATAACTTCCATATTTATTTTGGTGATTATACAAATTTTTTCCTCCGATTACTGTAAATACTTTTCCGCATATATCACATTTCATTTTATATTCTTCGTGATGATATTTATACCAGTATTCATTGCTGTCTGATAGATAGTAATAACAATCTCCTGATATCATCGTTTTTGTTTTTCTAAAAGGGTGATTACCATGTTTATTAATAATTAACTGTTTTGCTGTTTCTCTATTATCACTGGTTATTACATCATCAGTAATTAATTTTTTTCCAATCGGAGTATTCATATCAACTTCAAATAATCTATAAAAATAATAAGCCATTCAACCCCTCCATTTCTTAAATAAATATCTAATTCCCAAAACGAGCGACAAAATAAATGCAATAAGCATTATTAGGAAAAATACGAATGCTATTTGTTTAGATGTCATTTTCTTTTACCTCACTTACATAACATCTAATTCTTTTTTTAATTCTATTAATTCTGTTTCTAATACTTCTACAACCTTATTTTTTAATCTATTATTCAATTCGAACTCTTTACTTCTAAATGCACCATACGCATTTGTAACAAAACATAACCTAGGCCTAGGTTTTATTATAACCATTTTCCCAGTCCAAACTTTTCTAGCAGTCAAAAGAAATAAGGATAGTTCTCTTATCTGTTCTCTTAATTCATTTGCTTTTTCTAAATCTTCATCAGTCATCTTCTTTCCCCCCCTTTGAGTACTTAACATATTCATCGCGCAGTTTCGTAATTAGTTGGCATTTTTCACATGTACCAATTTTCTTTTCTTCCCTGCATCCCCATTCATAACAACAGTCAGTACAGATTTTATCTACAACAAACAGATCATAAAACTCTTCATCATAAATAGTCTCGCGTTCTTCATCAGTAAATGTATTTTCAAATACTATATGTATTTCTTCCATACCTTTAAAACCAATTCTAGCGTTTTTGTATCCATTTTTTTGCCTAATATCAAGCCACCGTTCAATGTGCTTTAGAATATTTTGTTTATCCATCTTCTTTCACCTCATTTTTAACAAATACCAACCAGTGTGTTTTAGAACGCTTATTTCCAAATAATGGTTTTTGATTAAAACACTTTAATACTTCACTAAGTTTAACTTGTTCCTCATTCCATTTAAAAATTAATGTACCACACGGTTTTAAAACTCTCATGCACTCATTAAAACCTTGTTTTAAATCTTCTTTCCATGTATCTATATTTAACTTTCCATATTTTTTTACAAGCCATGATTTATCACCTGCTTTAACAAGATGCGGTGGATCAAATACTACTAAGTCAAATTCATCATTAGAAAATTGCATATTTCTAAAATCACATATTACATCTGGATTCACTTCTAATTTTCTTCCATCGCACAAAATGTCACTGTATGAGTCACAACATGCATCTAAAATTTTCACTAACACACTCCTCCAATCTCTTATAAAAAAAGTTACATAATCCCTAAGAGTGTCAATTTTTTTGATAGATAACCTAAATCGTTTAAACTCTATAGCCATCAACACTCTTGGCAATTTTTAATCAATTAAATTTCTAAAAAAAGTTACCGTGACCCCAATTTACGTAAAATCACACTTTCAGGGTACTTTTTTATGCATTTTCAAAATCATTAAATCCTAATTCTATATACTTATCAGGGTCTATTTCTTTAAGCAATTTTTCAAATTCCGGTTCACTGTATTCCTCGATAAAATGTTTATAAGATGGCTTATCTTTTACATAACCATGAATGAAATAATTATCTTTATTTGTTTTGTATACATCTATGTCATACCATTCATAAAAATTCATTCCACCAAAACTTGATATTTTTCTTTTATGCATGAAACTGTATATTTTTTCAGCTTTTTCAGTATCATACAGCAAATTACCTATTATTTTTTTCATCTAAATCACTCCAATCTAATATAATTTCGTTCCACAATAAAAACAGTATTCAAACAACCCTGGATCAACATCGGTCAATTCATCACCACATGCAGGACAAAACTTCTTACTATCATTTATGTACACCTCCTAAGTAAACTGCTTCTCTATCATTTTCCGCATCTTCTTTACCCCAACAAATATATAGGAGTGTTACATTGGGTTCATCGTGGTTATACATCTTCATAAGAGTTAGAAGATTACCACCATTGGCATAGTACTGATATCCGAATGTTTTTCTTAAACTGTGCATACCAAAAGTAAAATCGATGCCCACTTCATTCGCATTTCTAGATACAATTTTATGTGCACGCTGTCGCGTTATAGGATAAACGTATTTCTTACCATTCTGAACCTTCTTTTGTCCAAGAAACAAATAATCATAGTCTGTTAGATTGTTTCTATTTATGTAATCCAAAACATCATTATGCAGTTTCTTATTCATCTTAAAATTTTGCATCTTGGCGGTCTTATTTTCCTTTATATGCACATATCCTTTTTTTACATCTATTACCCTTAGTTGAAGTAAATCTTCGGCTCTGAAAGCTGTATTAAAGCCTAACATGCACATCATCCAGTTACGATCAGCTTGGTATTTTTTGATTGGCGTTTTTGCCTTGTCTCTTTTCCTTAGAAGATTGAACATAAATTCATCAAGCTGCTTTTTGTCTTTTATTGGTAAGGTTTCATGCTGACCTCCAAAATGCTTTATTCGTCTTGCCAATTTATCACCCCTTTGGTGCAATATAACCTAAATATTATATTGCATTTATATTTTCCCTCTAAACCCTTATGTACCAACGGATTAGAGAGAATTTTTAATAAAAATAGTTTTTATGATTTTCTATCCTCTAAAAATGCTAAGAATCCATAAAAGAAGGCTAACACTAATGCTAATTTAGATTGCGGTTTTATTAAGAACAGCATCAGATAAGTAGCAGCTATTGTTAAAAATATTTTTCTCATTAATTGTTGTTATTCTCCTTCAATCATTTTTCTAATATTTTCAACTGCATCATCTTCAATTGCTTTAATTTCAGTTGTCATTGCCGTAATTTTTTTACTGTGCTTATTTTCAGCGATGTATCCTAAACAAATTAATGTATTAAAGATTTCCTGAGCATAATCCCTTATTTTCTGCAGTCTTTGCAGATCATTAAATTCTTCATAAGTTATCTTCATTTTGCTACTCCTTTTAATATTCGAAACCACCAAAATAATAATAATCTTTGTGGATAGTAACTCTTGTAATTTTCTTCTTTTTAAATATCTTTCTAAACTGTTTTACTGCCTTTTTATAAGCTGTTTCCCTTGTTTCTGCATAAATAACTAAGGGTAGTACAATTACCTCACTTTCTATATAGACATAATATTTAAACATCGCCTTCTATGCCTAATCTGCCTTCAAGCTCGATAATATATTCATTGTTGTTGATAATCTGGCATTCAGCTGCTCTCAGTTTTTTTAACACTTCATCAAGATTATTTTCAAGCTGTTCAATGCGTGTATGCGCCTGCTTAAGTTCATTCATTACATAGGCTTCTGTACTTTTGTATTTATCCATTTCCACACCTCCAAATATTCAGTTTTAACTTATTTTTATTTGCCCACTCTTTTACAAATTCCTTTACATGATCATCTGGAATATAATCATTTTTACCATAGCACTGTTTTATCTCTTTTTGCTTAAGCTCCAATGTTACATACGGTCTATTCGGCTCTTCTTTTTTTCTTATAAAGAATATTTCTGTTTGATTTTCACAAACCCTGTCTATGTACTGCTTAACGCAATGGTTTAATACATTAGATTCCTCTATAAGTTCACCACTGTTTCTGCATGGACAAATTAAATAATTATCGTTAAAATAAATATATTTATCGTATTTTCGAGAATTACTGAGTATTTTCTTATCCTTTTTTTCATTTCTAAGTACATATATATTTTTATTTAATTCATCGTGTGCTTTTTTTAAGTCTGCAGGGTATCGATTGGATGAATTCATAATCATTGCAATCTCTCTACCCATTTTGATATAGTCGGTGTAAAGATTTATTACATTGCTTATGGAATATGATACATATCTGCCCGTTGCACCGTATAGATTTTCTTTAATCGTTTCACACTGCCTGTTCAAATAGTCAAAGAGCTTTTGTGTTGGGTTTATGTTACATTCAATAAGCGTTTTATAAAGTATATATTCATGCATATGTTTGATCTTATATTTCTTTATCCACTCTAAATTTTTTCTAAATTCAGTTAAAGGAAGTTTTAAATGCCTTAAATATTCTATATCGTTCTTATCTATCCCTAAAAATTGTGGCATAGGTTTGGTAAATCTTAATCCAGATGTATTTCTTATTAGATGCTGCAGTCCCATCTTGGCCAACATTTCAATCTGTTTTGGATTATCATCATATTTTTTTAAATACTTAAACAGTTCCTCTACCCTGTAATCGGTAAATTCAAATGCACAGTATTTATGAATCGAACTGTCTAGAAAATGCCTGTAATCATTGTGTTCTACGACCTTGTATTTTGTGTTGTCATAAAAAATATAACCGTCTACATTGTTCTTTTCCCAGAGCATTTCATTTCCATTTACATTAACGGTGTAGGTAAAGTAGTTTCTATACCAGTCACCTGTAAGGATTAAAATACCACCAAAAGATGATGCATAAACTCTATTGGTAACCATCTGTTTTAGTCCTGCCAGTTGTCTTTTTACTTCGTAAATATACCTGTAGAATTCTTTATTTTCGAATCCCTCTTCGATGTAAAATGAGCGACATAGCAAACGTTTTTTATATGTACTGTAAATATTTACTATTTTTGCATTAACAACTCTTTTTCTTTTAGATCTGCCGATTTCTTCAGGGGTAGCGAAATACTGTTTAAAATAATTCTCGGAATATTTCCTAAAACTGTGATGTTCAAGTTCATAGAGCAGTTTCTCTTCCATTTTCTTTTCCATTAAAACAGACTCATCTGCCCTTCTGGAATATCCGGTTTCTTTACTTTTTTGGTTTTAGGCTTAGATTCAACTGTTTTTTTACTTTCCTGCTTTTGCTTATCTACACCTGATACTGTTTTCACATTTCCTGAAAGTTTATTTATTTTTATTTCATCTTCCTGATAATAGTGAAGAGCCATTTGATACAGTTCGTCATTATCCCATCCAAAATAGCGGTTATTGACTGCTTTTTTATAAACTTCCCCGGTTATATAATCGGCACACTCGCTCAGAGATTTATTTTCTTTTGCTAAGTTAGATGCTAAAGTTAAATCCTCTTTAGCACGTTCAAGCAAATATAGTCCTATCCCTTTTTCAAGAGATCCATCTTTGTATTTTTTAATTTCTTCCTCGATTTTATCCATAAAATCCCTCCTTTTTCCTAAAAATGGTGCAAATAAAAACAGTACCCTAAAAACACTGTTAAAAATCTATATATTTTTTATTATCCCGACAATAAAATCGAGAATGATACCAGAAGCTCCCGCAGCTATAAAACCTACCAAAATTATAATTAAAACGATCGTATAAAAGCCTCTGTCATTAAGCCTGTTAATGTACTTTTCCATTTTCAATATCCTTTATCAGCTTATTGACAAGAAATGAGCTTATACCTACAATTGAAGGATATGTAGATTCTTTACAAAGAGAAAATCCCGCAGCATCTGGATACGCTTCGATAAGCTCCTCTAAAGTGTTAGAATCAACAACGCGTTTTATTTCATTTAAACGTTCAATAATTTCTTTTCTTTCCATTTTTGACAACCCCTCTCTATTGTTTTATAATACTTGTGGTTTCATTATTTAGCTGCTACTGGACATAGCAGCTTTTTCACGTTCCATTTTTGCGTACTCATGTATCTGCTTCTCGGTCATATCAATATAATCTAAAAGATGAACCGGTTTAATATATACACGTCTCCCGCTAACAAGCACTGTCTTGCCGTTCTTTTTTATTTTTTCAATAATTTCATTCTTTATTTTTGTTGCTTCTTTATATCCGCATGGGATAAATGCCTGTATTTCCTGAGTATTGGCATGTCCCTGAAATATAATTTCTTCTCTTATATTATTTATATTCTCTTTCGTTTTACGCATTGTTACTGCTCCTTTCCACAAATTTAATAACCGACCAAGCTATATGTTTTATGCTTAGTTAACCGACCAAGGATTTTACTGTGGCGATTTGCTCCACGTTCAGTCCATAAATACATGCTTCTGATTTTTGATTGATTTTGTAAGTGACTATTAGTCACCTGCAAAAATTCTTTAAGCTGTTCACCTTTTAATAAATAATAATCACGTCCCTCATTAAAACGTTCTTTATTTCTCTTGAAATTCTGTTTAATATTTTCTGTTGAAGTCTCATAAACTTCTGACAGTTGCTGAGTTGTTAAAACTCTTATTCCTTCATGTTCGATAATTTGTAAATTGTTCATAAAATCATCCTATTCAATTTTTTCTTATAAAAGTTTCAGCAGGTTCATGTAAAGCAACAATAATTTTTGCAAATTCCTCAGAATCTAATTTTCTTTTATCGTTCAAAGATAAACTCAGCTTTTCAACACCAATCCCCGTTTTATTAGATAACCATTTCTGAGTTATATTGTTTTTTACAAGGTACAGTTTTATATTTTTTGCTACTGTCATGGATTCACCTCCTTATAATTCCATTAATCTTGGATTACAATTAAAATATACTCCACGTTTCATGGAATGTCAATATGATTTATATGATTTATTTCAATTTTCTTGGAATATAATATTGTTATTCCATTATTTTTTGTTATAATCTTAACTATAGAGAGGTAAAGAATATGTTTGGTGAAAAATTAAAAAAAGCAAGAATCGAAAAGGGATATAAGCAATCTGAATTAGGTGAGATACTAGGCTTAAAAAATACAACTATAAGCAATTGGGAAAAAGGCGTTAGTAATCCTGATGTAGAAATAGTTGCTAAATTGTGTAATATTTTAAATGTTACTGCTAGTTATTTTTTTGATGATATGGCAAGTAATGAGATACTATCTTTTAGTGAACGGCAAGTTATAAAAAAATATCGTTTAATTGATGATAACGGAAAAAATACAGTCGAATTTGTATTAAACGATATATATGATCGATGTATTAAAGAGCCTGCTCCACTATATGAAACAATATTAAAACCTGCTTATCAGTGTGGTCTAAGCGCAGGTACTGGTTTATATGCATTTGATGATGTACCAACAGAGCAGATAGAAGTTCCAATTGATTTTAAAGATATAGATTTCGTTATAAGCGTTAGTGGTGATTCAATGGAACCTACTTACCATGACGGCGATAAAGTAATGATAAAAAAACAGCGTGATATTAAGATCGGTGAAATTGGGGCATTTATGGTTAATGGTGAGGCATATATAAAAGAGCTTGGTAACGAATGTTTGATATCTCATAATAAAAAATACGCACCGATTCAGTTTAACGAATCAATGCGTATAGACTGTATTGGAAAAGTTATAGGAAAATTATAATTTTAAGGTGATATTATTTAAAGGCGGTGATATGAATGGGTATAATGAATTTTATTAAAGAAGCATTGAGAGAACCAACTAAAGACGAACTAACATTTACAAAAATAGAAGAAATTTATAGTACATCATATTTTCAACCACAATTAGAAAAGGTTATTTCAAAATCAATGCCCATAAACAATGAATTTATATTAGAAAAATTTCCAAAAAACATCTCAACTGTATGGAAATATAATGTATATTATCCAAAAAATGTAAGATTTGAAAAAGATGATAAAAATGAACACGATAAAAACGCTGTTAAAATAATAGTTGATAATACACAAATTGGATATATACCAAGTGAAAAAGCTCATAAATTTAGGAAATGGCTTGATGAAAAAAGAATATATAACATAAATTTAAAAATCAGTGGAGGAGAATACATTAAAAAATTAGATAAATCTAAAGAATGTTATAAAAGTTCTTATAATTATTCTATAAAGCTCCATTTGTTAATAAAAAAATAATAAAAAGACCACTGCTGGTAACAGTGATCTAATGAATGATACTGGTAATATCATTCGAGCATAATAAAAAATTAACTTGGTCGGTTAACACTTTTTATTATGCTCCCATTATAACATATGAAGGGAGTTTTTTACAATGCCGGTTTACAAAGACAAAGAAAGAAATACATGGTATGTTTCTATAAATTATACTGATTCATTAGGACAACATCATAAGCATAAAAAAAGAGGATTTAAAACTAGAGAATTGGCTTTAGACTATGAAGCTGCTTATCGAATATCTGATAAAATAATAAAACAGCAGATAACTTTTAAACAACTCATAAATGATTTTATCACTTATAAATCAACTCGGGTAAAAGCAAGATCACTTAAAGATTTTGAATATCTTATAAATAAACAGTTAATACCTTACTTTGGTGAAATGGTAGTTCAAAAAATAAATATATCAGTCATTGAAGATTTTCAAAATGAGTTATTAAAGAAAAATTATTCAAACAGCTACACTAAAATAATTCAATCAATGCTGAACCAATTATTAAACCATGCAGTACGCAGAATGATAATTGATAAAAATCCGTTTGATTATGTTGAATTTGTTCGCCATGAAAATAAAAAGAACAGTAGTAAAATAAGATACTGGACCTATGAAGAATATAAAGCATTTAAAACAGTTATTAATGCCCCTGATGACAGATTATTTTTTGATATGCTTTATCATACTGGAATGCGAATAGGAGAGGTGCAGACAAGAAAATGGAGCGATATAAACTGGATCAATAGAGATATTTATGTACATGACAACTGGGATGAAAAGAATCATTTATTATCAGAAGATACAAAAAACGGCAAGCACAGGCACGTTTTATTAAACAAGATATTAATTAAGGGGTTAAAGGAAAAATACGCCAGAGATAAAAATATTGACGGTTTTAATGACGACTGCTATATCTTTGGAGTTTACAATGTGATTTACCAACAGTATTTTACACGCCTAAAAGATTCATATATAACATTATATAATGGACTTCATAGTGACAGACCACTTAATCGGATTACACTTCATGAATTTAGGCACAGCCACGTTAGCATTTTGATAAATAGTGGGGTAAAGAGTCTAACAATTGCGGAAAGACTTGGACACAGTAAAGAAATGGTGGAGCGTGTTTATGGCCATCTTTTCCCTAGTGAACGTCAGGAAATTTTGAATGTCATAGACGATTTAGAATAA